GTGCCAACGGGGCCTGTAAACACCCTGGCGGCTATGAGTGGGACATGAAGTTTTCCCGCTGTGCCACATTCCGCTGGCGTAATGGATATCCGGCGAGTAAAACACAGGGAGGAGAGGAGCATGATACACAACTATGAGGGTTTTGAGCAGACGCTGGCCGGGTCAGAGCTGGTCCCGGTGCTGGTGGTGCGGGTGCCGGTGATGAGCGCGGAGCAGAAGGCCGGGCTCCGGGCGGAGATCGCGTCATCCATCCTGGACGGCCTGCTCCTGCTGGAGGACGGGCTGGCCTATCAGGTGGTGGATCTCCCACTGCCCCGGGAGTGGACACCGCTGCTTCAGGAGGAGCCAGAGCCCGAGCCGCCAAGGCCCACCGGGCGGAATGCGGCGGAGAAGCGGGAGATCCTGGAGCGGCTCCGGAGATACCGGCAGAAGCGCGGGTTGGGCTGCTTCGCGGCCCTGGCCAAGGCGTGCGGGGAGGGTGTGACCGAGACCACTCTCCGCAACCTGTACCATGGAGATGAGGTGCAGCCCATCCAGGTGTGGCGGCAGGTGGGCGCCGGCCTGGAAAAACTGGGCGTGTCCAAGTTGGACACGCAGAAAGAGGGGGATGTTGATGGGTAACAAAAATCTGCGGCGGCTGCGCTGTCTGGTAACGGCGCAGACCATGGGCAATCTGGAGCGGCTGGCCCAGATGGACGGGTGCGGTGATGTGGGCCGCATGGTAGACAAGCTGACCCGGGACAAGATGCTGGCCCTCCGCCAGTCTGTCGTCGGGCCATGGGCGGCCCACTACATGGCCCGCTTTAACCAAGTGGACTGATGGCCGAGGGGCCGTGGTATTGCACATGCCAGAGGGCGGGGCCCCTGGTCAAAGAGTGCCGGGCGATTCGTCCCCGGCTGGCCCGCACGGACTCCAGGGAGGACCGGCGGGATAAAAATGAGATCATCCGCTCACCGCACTCAGCGGTGTGCCGGAGTCAGGCCGACCGGCTAGAGCTGAGGCTTGCGCTGTTCGGCTTTGAGGGTACACATTACACGCTCACCTATGATTCAGTCCATCTTCCACGAACCTTTCGGGAGGCTATGGCCACCAAGCGGGCCTTCATGGCCCGGGCGCGACGATTCAATGAAGGCCAGCCCTTTGACTGGGTTACCTGCGTGGAGGGACTGCACGGAGACCACCGCTACCACATCCACCTAGTTCTGCGGTACAGTGATTTCCCGCCGGCCGTGGTGCGCCACCTGTGGCGGGCCGGGGAGGTGGACGACGAGCCGGTGCTCATGCCCACCGGAGGCTATCGCCGGCTGGCAGAGTATCTGACCAAGGAGCGCACCGACGGCATCATCATCCCCATCGGGCGGCGGCCGTGGAACTGCTCCAGGAGCTTGTCCCAGCAGTTGCCTCCACCGGAGCGATGGAGGGATGAGAGCGGCGTCATCGACATACCGGACGATGTGCTGTGGGCCAGGCGAGGCGAGCGGTCCAACTCGTTCGGGGCATACGCATACGCCAGCTACATACAAAGCAATTCTTTTTTTAATCTGTCGCGCGCGCCCGCGTGCGCGCCCGCGCGCATTCAATCTTGAAATCTAGTGGAACAATAGACACACGGAGGTGAAACCCATTGCAAGGAACCCGCGAACGTGGTAAACTAGTCCTGAAGGATGGATGGGTTATCTGTCCCAAGTGCAAGACGATGAAACTCCTGCGTCTGCCGCCGGACGGCAAAGTGAAAGCCTATGTCTATTGCCGGCACTGCAAACAGGAGCGATATCTGGATATCGATTTGAGCCTGAGCCAATGAGCCTGAGCCACATGGTCCGCATGATGCGGCCCGTGTCGGTTCAGGCTTTTTGTTTCGTCCGGAGGTGTGTGCCGTGCTGCTGAAACTCTGTGCCAAATGCGGGGCGGCGACGCCCAACCACAACGCCATCTGTGACCGGTGCGCGGAGCGCTTGCCAGCGATGCAGCGGGAGCGACATGCAGGCTATGACAAGCACCGCGACCCGGCCAAGGTGGCCTTCTACCGCTCGGCGGCCTGGCGGACCCTGCGCCTCCGGAAGCTGGAGTCCATCGGCTACCGGTGCGAGGAGTGCGTGCGGGAGTGGCAGGCCGGGCTCCGGCGCGAGGAGGACATCGAGCTTGCCACGGAGGTGCACCACATCGAGCCCCTTGAGGTCAACTGGGCCAGGCGGCTGGATATCACCAACCTCAAGGGCGACTGCAAGGCCCACCACAGCGCCGAAGAGAGCCATCACAAGCGGCCCAGGGGCGGGTCAAAAAGTACAGGCGGACGGCGCGCTTGACCGCACGGCCTCTGTTTTGCGGCAAAAACTCCCCGATGGAGGGAAACGTCCCCCGGCGGCCGGGGCGGGATTGGTCTTTTCAGCCGTCGCCCGCGCGCAGCCTGGGCGCGCACGAGACAAAACCGGCCGAAAAAAGGGCAAAAATCGCGCCCTGGAATGTGTCCGACTTGGACACATCGGGCGGGAGAGGAGGATCGTCACATGCCCAACCCACGCGAACCCATCAACATCCTGCTGGCGAAGGGCCGCAAGCATCTGACCCAGGAGGAGATCCAGCGGCGCATGGCCACCGAGCCCACGGCCCCGGCCGACGACATCCAGCCGCCGGACTACCTGTCCAAGAAGCAGCGGGAGGAGTTCTCCGCCCTGGCGGGGGAGCTCCAGCGCATCAAGATCATCGGCAACGTGGACGCCGGGGAGCTGGCCCGGTACGTGGTGGCCCATGGCTTCTACGCCAGGTACACCAAGCTCCTGCGCACCCTGCCCAAGAAAAAGCGGGCGCGGACAAGTAAGCGTTTGTCCTTCCTTTACGGAATGCCTAAAAAAGAAGAAAAAAATTGTTGAAAAGAGAAAAAAGTTCTTGCAATCGTCAGACGGAGAAAGTATAATAGTCCCATCAAGTTGGCAGAATGCACAAACTCCCTAATAAATCAAGGAGGCACGGAATATGTCCGGTAGGATTTTTCAGAACATCGTTTTACAGTTTAAGGAAACGACCGATACGGTCATTGGCGTGATCGACTCCGAGGGTACGGTCATCGCCTGCACCGACCTGCCGGAGATCGGCCAGCGCTGGCCGCATCTGGTGCAGCCCATCAATGAGGCCGAGGGCGCCTGCACCGCGCTCGAGGGCAAGACCTTCAAGGCGCTCGAGGGCTGGGGCGGTCAGTTCGACTTTGCGGCCTTCACCCGCGGCGAGGACGCGCTCAGCTCGACCGTCTGCAGCATGGCAACTGTCGCGCTCAACACCGCCAAGAGCTATTACGAGGAAAAGCACGACAAGACGTCGTTTGTCAAGAGCATCCTCTCCGACAACATTCTGTTAAGCGATATCTACGTCCGCGCCAAGGAGCTGCACGTCGAGGCCGAGCTCAACCGCGGCGTGTTCGTCATCCGCCGCACGGACGAAAAGGCCGACGCTATCCCCGTCGAGACCGTGCAGAACATCTTCCCCGACCGGCAGACGAGCTTTGTCCTTTCCATGGGCGAGGACGATGTGGTGCTCGTGCAGCAG